TTACAATAGTGAACTTGTTGGCTGGACTGCAAGACACATAAATCCACCTAACAAAAGAGTTGCAAAATATTTACACAACATGCAAAAAGGTTATGTTTTTAATGTAGATAGATTTGCAGATAGTAAAAGAGAAATAGTAATTGTGACTGAAGGAGTGTTTGATGCAATACTTATAGACGGAGTTGCTATACAAGGCAATAGTGTTAGTGCAGAACAGGCTCATCTAATTGAAAAATTAGGACAACGAATTATATTATGTCCTGATAGAGACGATGCAGGTAAGCAATTAATTGACCAAGCACTTGCACTTGGCTGGGAAGTAAGTTTCCCGCCTTGGAGTGCAGAATGTAAAGACGCCGCAGATGCGGTAAATAAATATGGTAGACTTGCAACGGTGGCTAGTATTATGAATCACTCAACAGACAACAAATTAAAAGCACAAGTAAAAACGAAAATGTTATGAAAAATATCTATGTAAATGGTTGTAGTTTCAGTAAAGGACATCCTCCATTACTGGATAGAAATGGTAAGGTTTGGCCCGACCATTTAAAAGATGATTATAATGTTATTAACGAATCATTAAGTGGAGGCAGTTCTGTTAGAAGTTTACGAATGTGTATTAGCAAAGCACTAGAACAAAATACCACATTAAAAGACGGAAAGATGGTAGTGCAAGACTCTAGTATAGATACAATTATATGTCAATTAAGTTCACCTGAAAGAGGAGAAATTTGGATAAATGAAATGGGAGATTACTTAGCATATATACCTAACCGTTATGTTCTTGAAGATATGCTCCCTAAATTAAATAAAATGGGAATTGGTCTTATTAGAGATGATAATAACCCGGAAACAATTACAGATCAAAACGGAAGACCCATAGAAGAAATTTATAACCTTAAAATAGTGCATCATGTAAGAAATGAACTTACAACATATGATGACATACAGTTACAATTGGCTTCATTATGCAACACATTACAAATAGTCTGTAATGCTGTAGGAATAAAATTACTATTATGTGCAATGAGTGACAGATGTATTCCTGGTTGGGAAGGTGCAGGAAATCCATATAAAATTGGCACTCCTAGACTACCTATTCCATATTTTGTAAAACCATTCTCGCAAATTTTTGTCCATCCATCAATGGTCGAAAGTGATACAGATGCACATCCAAACGAAGAAGGCCACAGGATAATTTATAGATATATATTAAGTGAGTTGAAAAGATTATGACAGATATTAAAAATTACAATGAAGAAACGCAAGAACTATTTTTAAGGTTCTTATTAAGTGATCCGGATTTGTTCGCAAGATGCCAAAATATTGTGGAACCAGAATATTTCATAATGAAATTACGTCCAGCAGTAGAACTATTTAAAAGCCACAGCGAAAAGCATAATGCTATACCAACACCTGAACAAATAAGTGCAGTAGCAGGCACAACATTAGAAACTATTCCTAATGTAACAGTGGATCATCACAATTGGTTTTTAGACGAATTTGAAACATTTTGTAGACACAAAGCATTAGAAAAAGCAATTATTGAAAGCACTGACTTGTTAGAAAGTCAAGAATACGGTGTAGTAGAAAACAAAATTAAAGAAGCAAGCCAAGTAGGACTTGTAAAAGATTTAGGTATAGAATACTTTGAAAACCCAAAAGAACGGTTATTATGGATTAAAAATCAAGCAGGAAGTGTTAGCACAGGCTGGAAAGCCATCGATCAAAAACTTTACGGCGGACTTAATAGAGGAGAAATAACAATCTTTGCTGGCGGATCCGGTGCAGGTAAAAGTTTATTTTTACAAAATTTTTCAGTTAATTGGGCATTAGCAGGAATGAATGTTGCTTATGTTAGTCTAGAATTAAGTGAGCAACTTATTAGTATGCGCCTAGATGCAATGGTAAGTGGGTATAGCACTAGAGAAGTAATGAAAAATATGGATGACGTTGATTTAAAAGTCCGTATGAAAGCAAAAGGTGCAGGACATTTACGGGTAAAGAACATGCCTAGTGGTATTAACACAAATGATTTACGGGTCTTTTTAAGAGAATATGAAATACAAAGTGGCGAAAAAGTAGATGCACTATTAGTAGATTACTTAGATCTTATGATGCCAATTAGTCAAAAAGTAAGTGGTAGTGATTTATTTATTAAAGACAAATATGTGTCTGAAGAGTTGCGTAATCTTGCTATGGAAAGAGACATGTTATTAGTAACTGCTTCGCAGTTAAATAGGGGTGCAGTAGAAGAAATAGAATTTGACCACCATCATATTGCAGGTGGTATTAGTAAAATACAAACAGCAGATAATGTTGTAGGTATATTTACAAGTAATGCTATGAGAGAACGTGGAAGATATCAAATACAATTTATGAAAACACGGTCTAGTAGTGGTGTAGGTAGTAAAGTAGATTTAAAATTTGATCCTGATACATTGCGTATTGAAGATTTAGAAGAAGATGATGAAGATGCAATGACAATGACAACTTCAGGGTTAGTTGACCAATTAAAAAGAAGCAATACAATAAAAGCAGAAGATGAAGAAACTAAAGGAACAATTGACCAAGCATTATCCATGCATGAGTTCTTGAAGAAGACTGACTTCTAATGATAAATAGTAGTAAAGCAATACCGCTGGAGATAATGTGGCAAAGCATAAAAGTATATTAGAAGAGTTAAATCAAATATCAATCGATAGAAGCAAGAATTATGTTGTTGAAAATCGTGCAGAGCACCTAATTCATGGTGCAATTAATTTACTCGAACAAATCGATGATAACTACAGTCCAGATGATGCGAAAAATTTAGGCAATAGACTTATTAATAGTATTAAGCATAGAGATCCTTCTAAATTTTCCAGAGGTATTAAAAAGATAATTAAGGAAAACCAGAAGGAGTCGAACATTGAGAATATCTGAAGTAATAGATAAAACGATTGTTGAAGCACCTTTTGATGATTTTGATTTTGAGTTGCAAAATAAGTTACAAGACTTTGCTGGCAGGCCCAAAGTATTAAAACTGGGCAATGGAATATCAGCACAATACCATAAATCAAGTAATTCATTTGTATATACAACTGGTGAAAACAAGGGTAAGCCTGTTGAAGGCCTAGCATTGCGTAATCTCTGGAATAAATTAGAAGTGGGAATAGGCGGAACTGATAAAGGTAAAAAAGACAAAGAAAAAAGAGATCCATTTCAGAGAGCAAAAGCCTGGTTGCAAGGCACAGGAAAATCCGATACTGCTATAGCAACTAGACTAGACCCGAAAGCATCAATGTTCAAAAAAGCCTTTGTAGGTGGTGCGATGGCATTATTTAAAGCAGGCATACCAGAGCCTGGTAAGATACAATTAGATGATAAAACAAAACAAGAGCTACAAGATTTTGTAAACAAAGGCCAACAAGAGAAAATGAAGAAAGCATTTAATGATGCAATAGCAATCGGTAACAGCATGGATTCTTCAAGTGCTGGCAAAAAACCCGGAGAGTGGAAGAGTGGAGATGCCGAAAAGATAGCAACAGCAAAATTTAATAAAGTAATTAGTCAGGTTCCGGGCATGGAAGAACTTCTTATAAGGCTGGCACAAAAGGGACAATTTGTTCCAGCATTGCAATGGGTAAACTCCGCACAAGTAATAAATCCTCACCAACAAAGGTTACCGGCACCGACATCAACTATTCATGTAGATCCCAAAGGAAAGCCTGTTCCGGATCCTAGGGTTACTCCCTCTTCGAATAGGGGTGCTGACGGCCGATACATGCCCGGAAATCAATCAGGTGTGCAATTTGACAAAAAACCCCAGGGGTAGTTATGAGAGCCGATGAGATCTCTAGATTCAGTATTAAGAGAATAATACTAGAAGCGGTAGGTAAAAATACTCACCTAGAACATCTCGAAGATAATATTTTTAACAAAGGATTTGCAGGCGCCAAAGAGGCTATTGACTATTTGTATAGTTTGCATGAAATGTTAGAAGGCAATACCGAAACTCCTGTAAGCATGACAACAAAATGGGACGGGGCACCGGCTGTTATAGCAGGTAAAGATCCAGAAACAGGTAAATTTTTTGTAGGAACAAAAGGCGTATTTGCCCAAACACCTAAAATTAACTTTACTGAAAAAGATATAATAGAAAATCATCCTTCGGAAGGTTTGCAAAATAAATTAAAAGTTGCATTAAACAGTTTAAAATCACTTAATTGGAATACAGTTGCACAGGGCGATATGCTTTGGGGTAACAAATCAGAATTACAAAATGTTAATATAGATGGCGAAGACGTTATTGCATTTAAACCAAACACAATAGTTTATGCTGTTCCTAGTAATAGTGATTTAGCAAGAGAAATAGCAAGTGCAGACATGGGCATAGTATGGCATACAGAATATGTAGGCGGCCCAACATTAGCAGATACTCAAGCAAAGTTTGGATTTAATAGTAATGTGTTAGGACATAATAACAAAGTTTGGCATCGCGATGCTACAATACAAAATTTTGCAGGAACAGTCACATTAACTAACGAAGAAAGCAATATAATAATGATGGCTATAGTTGAAGCAGATGGGTATTTAAAAAATATAGACAGCAAAACTTTTGCATGGTTAGAACAAGGCACTGAATTAATAGGCAAAGATTTTTTGCAACAACTAAAAGCACATGTAAACAATAATATTAGGGCAGGCGCATTTGATGAACCTACTTTATTTGCACAAGGATTTGTGCAAAAATATATTGATTTTATGCAAAAGAAAATAGACGGCTACAAAACAGAGAAAAAGCAAGAAGAAGCAACCAAAGCAATGGTTAACGGTGTTAGATTTATAAAAGAAAATGTTTCTCAAATTGTATCAGTATATGATTTATATTTAAAAATTATACAAGCAAAAGTTTTTATTGTGCAAAAGTTAGAAACAATTAGGCAACTGCCTACTTTTAAAGAAACAGAAAACGGTTATGAAGTAACTGGAGAAGAAGGATTTGTTGCTGTTGATAAAATAGGTAATGCCCTTAAACTAGTAGATAGACTAGAGTTTAGTAAATTAAACTTTGGATCAGGGAGACCCGGAGCATGACCGACACATTAAAAAATTCCTTTGACTTTAAACTTATAAATCAAGAAATTTCTGAAGCAAGACTATACAGAGGCACAGGTAATTTTAGAAAGTTAACCGGTAGAAATATTGCTGATTTATTATATTTAAATACCCTTGCTTTATACATGCTAAATCAAGACAACGCCAACAGTGATTATGCTTCTAGTTATGCAAGGCAAACCAGCCAGTATGGATACTTTAGTTTAATGAGAACACATTCTACAGACGTATATATGTTAGCATACGCAGTAAATAATCCTAGTAATAGATATATAAATTTTGCAAAGCATAGAGAAAGTGAAAAGTTTTTAAAATCATTACACTTTAATGAACGACAATTTCACGCATTTATGAAAAAGGTTAGTAGTAGATCTGATAAAAGAAACGAAGCACTTTCATTTTTTATGAGGTTAGAAAACCAATTAAGAATAAAAGATAGCAGATATAAAATGTATAGAAGGACAATTTTAGATTGGGGCAATTTAAGATATAGTGCTAAACAAGTAATTGCAACAAGAATGGGACAAGAAATAAGAAGACTAGGCAGAAGTAGTGAATTAATGACACCTTTAACTAAAATGATGAAGTCACGAAACTATCATGTTGCTTCAGATTATAGAAAACCTAGGACAAGTTTTACAAAAAGAGCGGCAGGAACAGCCGCCGGGGCACTTGCTGGACGTTATATTGCAGGCAAGGTTGCAAAAAATTTAGGGAAGAATGTAGATAAATATAAGAAAGCAGGAACTGGAATAGGCGCAGTTGCTGGTTATTGGGCATCAGGAAGAAAGAAACAATCATGAAAATTTTCGAAGTTATAATTGAAGCAATGTCAGCGATAGACCAAAAAAAGTTATACGACTTTATGCAAATCAATCCAAAAGAGGCCTCTTTGAACTCTAAAATTGCAGAATATCTTAGTCGTGGTATCGAATGGGATGTTGCCTTAGAGAGAGCACGGATGGACAAAAGAGATGCTGATGCTAGACGCCGTGGTCCAGGAGCGAATCAACCAGATCCCGCTCTAAAAAAGCAAGCAGACAAAAACAAGCAAGACGCTCAATCCGGCCAGCCTGAGTTAGATAAATCAACAAAGAGAAAAGCAAATGCTCCAGATGATGGACAAACAAGAATTGGTGCTGATGGTCGAGTATTAAGGCATGATAGATGGCACAAAGATGACGAGGGTAATACGATTGGTCCAATCCCAGCACTGAAGAAATGGGCAAAGGACCAACTAGATTTAACTAATGTTGGGTCTGCAATTCAAACAGGCGGACGAACAGGTGCTAAATTAATGACTCCTCGAGCATCATCAATTACATCAAAACCGTCATCATCAAGTCTCTTAAAACCAAAATAAGTTTAAAGTCTCTTCGTAACCAA